CGCTCTTCCGATCTCTATTGATGCAAAGCTACCTAATCCGCTCCCCTGTACACTTGCTTTGTCATAATTAACTGCACCTGTACCGTATTTACCTTTACCAGTCAATCTTATATCACTTGGTAATGTCATTAATATTTTTGCTGTTGTTGCTACTGTTGTAACTCCTGTTGCTTTGCCTTTTATAAGCAAAGTATCGTTTAATATTTTGTATAAAAAAGTAGTAGCAGACACCGTTGGAGCTGTAACCGCTACATCCGCATAAGTTGTAGCTGTTATTGTTGGTGTATATGACTTCCACGCTTGATTAACAAACAAAACATCATCATAATCAATGTCTGCACTACCTAAAGTACCATCGCTTAACACCAATGTTCTAACATCGTGAACGTTCTGAATACTTCCATCTGTAAACGTTGTTGGGTCGGCTGTTGGGTCGGGAGTTGTTGTTATTGTTAGTACTGGTGCTGTGTTAATTGTAATTGATGCAACAGATGGAAAATAAAACACTTCTGCTGTAACTGAATCATAAATATAACCTTCTGTATATCCGTAACTACTACCGCCTAAACTAGTTTCAACACATCCATACAACGCATAAGCGCCACCAGTTACAGGTTGACCTGATACTCCTTGCGCTATTGCGGATAATATTTGTTGATACGATTGTTGCAAGAAATCAAAACCTTTCTTACTTGGTGGATATGCTACACCACTTGCGATTGTTGACGTGTTTATTTTTTTCATTTCTAATATGGGTTTATGTTGTACGTGATACCTGAACAAACATAGTTATCTGCAAAGAATCTAACTATGTTGTCTTTATTAGCTGTTGTTCCGCTTGGCTCTAATGGCTTCAAAGCATCGTAAATAGCTATTGGTATGTTAATTGTAAATAAGTATGGTGTAATTGCAAAAGCATCTGTTATAAATGCTTCATGAATTAAATCATTCAATGCAACTGAACTGCTTTCACTTTCATCAATACCATACACAAACGCATAATCTGCAGGCGTGTTATTTACAATAAATATATCGTTTGTCATTACAGGGTAGTTGAACGCTGTATCAAAATATTTATTCAAAATATATTCAAACAATAGTATCTGTGAATTTGACTTTGTGCGCTCAATTAATCCTATAAAGTTTTCTTGTATTTTTATCCAATAAGTAGGGTCTATTGGACTTATTCCTGTTGTGTTAGTCAATATACATTCGTAAACTGATTTGTCCACATATCGCATCCTATCGCCTATTGCAAATGATTTCAAAGCAAAAAACGTAGCGTTTGTTGGTGCGTTACCTGTACTATTCGATATACATTCGTAAATAAAACCATTTGTTTCGTAATACACTATATTTCCAACTACATAGGCTGTTGAAGCACTATAAGCAACTATTTTAGTATCAACATTTCCGTCTTTGTAATCATAGAAAAACAAATTATGCACGTACTTAACACCGCTTAAAATAGCTCTACCCCACGCATATGCACGCTCATTCCGCTTCGTTGGTGGCGTAAAGTTTTTATTAAATAAATCAAAGTCAAAGTTATAATTCATTTCTAAACAGCTATAAATGTTAATGTGGTTGCGAAATCTTGTCCTGCTGTTGTTTCCTCAACACAATACCCTGCATTTGTTTGGTACTTCCTTAAATTTACAGACGTTGCCAAATCGTAGAATTTAACTCTACTTGCAAACGGTGTAACATCGGCACGTCCTGACAATGTGTTTAGTTTAAAATCGCTTATTCCTAACACGTTTTGCAAAGCATCTTCAATACCTAACACACTAACATTCCCATCAAATGGAATAGAAGCTAGGTAGTTGTTTAAAGCTAGTATAGTATCAGCTTGTATTGTTGATGAATATTGACCGTTGTAATAAATATCGGCTACAATACCTATTTTATCAGCATCTTTGTTGATTATATTGTAAGTAATACCAGCAAAACCAATCAATCCCCAATACGATAACAAAGCACTCGCTTCGGGTGCTGAAAGTGCTATCGGTGCTGTGTTTGTTGGGCTTGTGTTTTTAGCTACTTTTATATTTACCACCTTGTTTGCGCCTGTGTTTACTGAACAACGTGTAACTATTTTTAAGGCATCGTTTTCAACAGGATAAACAATTGTAGCATCTACTATTGTTACTACTTGTGGCGTTGTTGCATCATACTGAAATTTAAACGTTCTATCTTGTACCCATTGCGGAGTGCCTGGTTTTAATGCACTAGATAACGCTTCCATTTCTGTTCTAAAAACATCTTGAAACTGCTCTAAAATGTTTATCGCTGTTGCAACAATAAATATCCACAATCTCCATGTTGAAGTTTGCGAAGTGCTTGTCAAGCCGTTTAAATTTGATTCTGCTGTTTTAGCATCAATCATTGTTTGAGCGATTACCGCTATTGTACGTGCCATTATTGAAAAATATTTTCTATTAAAATAAATAAATGCGATAGGCTTGTAGGAGCAACACCGTTAACACTTGAAACGATAAAAGCATTACTGTTATTAGCTTCAAAATGAAGTTTAAATATTCCACCCTCACTAACCATGTAGTCAATAAATGAATCGTATTTTGTGAATGAAATTAGCGTACTTTTTAAACGTATTTTTTCTGAATATCCTACAATTGTTGAGTATTCGTTGCATTTAAACAATATTGTTTTTTCTGTTGAAATTATTTCTACTCCCATTTTAGTCAGCTATTAAAATTAAATCATATTCACCTGTTATGTTTGTGTTGTTATTGCTAACATTTGTACACATTAATTTTGTCATGCTTTTACCTTGCAATATAAATGGTGCGCTATGTGAGTAGTCCAATAGCACGTGTGAGTTTCCAGAATTATTCAATCCCATTTGGGTTTTCAATTGAAAAACACCTCCAAATGGCTTATTATACAAGCCTACAGTAGATTCTGAATTAGCTGTACTATTACCCATCCTTGCTCTACATTTAATTAAGTAGCCTTTATAGCCTACTGGTATCATGTATAGTGAGCTTGCAGACTGGTTTATTCCTATTGATATTTGACAGGTTACTGTACCATCTACCTGTGCTGTTGCCAATATATTACCTGCGTTTGCACCTGTTGAACCTCCTGTTAATACTTGCATTAAATGAATGTGAACGTAGCTATTTACTGTTGATACGTTAGATGTGCCATTTAATATAATAGTTTCAGAAACAGCATTAAAACTATCATCTATACCTCTAATTAAAATAGTCCTTGCTCCTATTCCTGCACTTGTATCACTTGCTGATGTGCTGTTTATATTGTGAACACGTGCTACTGTTGGTTGTACGTTTACACCTCCAACATCCCATACGTCTTCGGGTATAGTGCCAGTATCAACATCCGAATTTAAACCAAACTTTGTGATAGTCATTGAACCTATAACATTACCCTTTGATATTTCTAAATAAAAATCTTTTTGTATCTGATTATTATAACCTATTAATGTTGATGCTAATGCTTCAATGTTGGCACTTACAGGAGAGGTAATATCTGAATAAAGCAAAGACGCTGTATCAATTTCGCTAACAATTAGCAACGAGTTACCGCCAACTATTTTTAAATCAAACGGTTTATTTATGTAATTTACATCACTTCCGTTTGTTATTTTTATATACGAATCGTAGTTAACTATTGTACTCATGGTATTACAGGCGATGCTGTCATTATTGTATTGTTAGTTACTATTGGCTCAACTATTGTATTCAATATTGTTACCGTTGCTTCCGTTGTTGGTGCTGTTGATATACTAAAGTCTTTACCGCTTACAGCATAGCTAATTATATACTCTTGAACGTTATCATGGTCGAAATTTTGTGTTTCCGAACGTCTTAACATCTTAGTGTTGTAACCTTGCTGAAAGTAATGAACAATCGCTTGTAAATCCTGTTTTAACTGCAATATATCAGTATCTTCTGTTTTGTAGCTTTCAAATCCTAAATGCAAATTCACAGTCATATCGTACCTCTGTACTCCATTTAGGATTTCAGTATAAGTAACATCGGCAAACTCAATAAATACATTCGGATAACCAAACGAAACATTCTCGTTTTCACGTGCATATTGATTGTTCCACAACCCTACTATTTTGAGTGAGGTTAGTGTTTCAATCCTTGCTTTGAGTGCTGTATAGAACGCTAATTGCATTATTTAATTTTACTATCTAATTGTTTTATTATTATTTTCTTTACTTTCTCGTTTAAGTTGTAACTATCACCAATAAATTCACGTTTATGCATTTTAATTTCATGTTCTTTAAACACAACATCTTGTTGAAAATTGGCTTTACTTCTTTTTGCAAATCTACTTTTTCCGTTCTTTAATATCTTAAAATTAACAACTCCCTTACGTGCTTGTTTTTCAATTGTACCTCCAAAGTTGTGAATTTTAGCGTATTTTAAATCAGTTGCTATAATTATGCTCAATTTAGTTTTACTATATCCTCTAACTTGTATTGAACGCCTTAAATCGCCTGACTTTACTAATATATTTCTACCTGCTCTTTTATCATTTTTTTTTCTTGGTGTCCATTTCTCAACACTTTTATCGTCAAAACCTTGCTTTTTAAAATTAGCAACAAAATGATTTCTTGCTTCGTTACCTATCAATATAAGTGATGTTTCCATTGCTCCACGTGCTTGTTGAGCTACATTTTTCATATTGAATTTATTTGCTTTCAATTTAAGTAGATTACAGATTCACATTCTAATAAAACACTTTTATAGAAATCGCAATATTTATATCTCCAAATACAAATGTTATTTCTCACGTCTTTTCGGTATTGGTAAATCAAAGTTTCGTTTTGCTAATTCTTTATCGCCTTTTGCAACATCAAAGTAAGGGTGTTTATCTTTGCCTTTATCTTTGAATATTACTTTGTCTTTACCGCTATTCATTCTAAACTCTTTTGGTACGTTATCGTAAAGGTTTGTTTTACCTCTTAAATCGGTAACAGTACCCTCGCTTAATTGAGTTACCCTACATCTACAATTCCAACCATTAGGAGGGTAAAGAGTGTCCCAAAACTTGTCATCCACAGGTCTTACTATTTTATCTAAAATAGCGTGTTCGGGTCTTACCCTACCATCTCCAACGGTGTCATATTCAAGCAATGGGAGTACATCTTTTACTTCTTGTATTCGTTGCCATTCTCCAGCCATCCTAGAGCTACTAATAGCTGTGTTGTATTCAGCTTTCAAGTAAGTAACATCTAATTCTGTTAATTTTTCTAAAGCCTTTTCTTTGTATTTATAAAAGTTTTCTTTGTTTTCATAAACCAAATTAGTTAATATTCTTACTTCTTGATATGTTTTAGCACCGCTAAACATATAAATATTATCACTCAAATCGGCTAACATTTCAAAATCAGGACTTCCCCACTCAACACTAATAATATCTTTACCAAATCCTTTATAAACACCATTTAATAAGTGTTTTACAGTCTTTTCATAAACAGCAATAGGCAATGAATACTTTGTTACAGTACCATTCCATACATCATTTGCTATTGAGTTAAAATCTTTCTCGTCAAATGGTGATGGCTCTAATTTGTTGACTATATCACAAAATCCGCACATCTACTTATATAAGTTCTTTAGCTTCATTGATACGCTTTCTTTCTCTTCTATATCGTCTGAATCCTCTAGTTCAATGTTATATTTATTCTCTAAATACTCCTTGCTAAACTTAACATAAGGCATAAACGAAGCATCTATTTTCGCCTGTTCTGCCATTGGCAGTGATTCGCTTAAATCAAACTCAAATTCCAACTCATCAAATCCAAAGCCTAAAGCATTAAGCATCGGCAATAGTTGACCGTTGATAACAAATTGCATCCATAAACAATCCTGTTTTGCTAACTGGTCTGCAATTTCCTTGTGTACGTTAGAACTACCTGAATAGCTTTTCTCATCTGTTGTTCCTGTTTGTCCTAAAATAATTTTAGAAATTTCAGAATTACAACGTTCCACCATCTTATCAAACACGTTGAAACTATCGCTTTTACTGGCTTCTATCAACTCAAAGTTGTCATTCAAATCAAGTACACTCCACGTTGCAACACCCATATTACGCATCATGTTTTCAGCGTTTTTACGTGTTGTTTCATCCCTTACATCGGTCTTTGTGATACGAATAGGAACACCAAATATTTCAGCAAATTCAGCCCAAGCACCCATTGCGTTATTTTTCCAAATTACATATGGTGCTAACTTCATTAGTAATCCTAAATCCTTTTTATTTCCAACACCTAAACACCAATTAGAATAAGGCTTTTCAGTAAAGTTTATGCCCTCTGTAACTGTTGCTGTATTGCTACGTATTAAGCTAAATTCAGGTACTACATAAATACGTGGTATCAATTCAACATTAACAAACTTACTATCAACTACTGGACTGAATTGAATAACAGAATAACCCCAATACATTGACTCTAAAGCTAAATCCATAAACTCATACAACCATTTTTGATTGATTAGTTTAGTTTTTTCTTCGTTTGATTCGCCTGACTTATCTTTTAAGTTAAACTTTTGAGATAATACCCTCATTTTGCGTTGCATCATTGCGCTTTGTACTTGCCCATCTAATACTATCTGTTGATATGTTTGAGTAAGCAAAAAACGATTCGGGTACATTGGACTTTCAGCACTTTGAACCGCCATTTTAAAGCTCGTTGCATCCTGTCTAACACGTTGCAACTGTTGTTCAAATGATATAGTAGCCATTGCGTTTGCACGTTTTGGCTGTGGCTTGTCGAAGTTTAAGAAAGCTGGTAAATAATCTTTAAAAGCCATTTAGAATGAATTATTTTGTTTCGGCACACTAGAGCCATAACGTATTGAAAAACCTGTCTGTTCAGCTGTGTTAACTTCTAACACCTCTGCTGTATCTGTACCACTAGCCCACGCATCTAACTGGTCTAATGCTTCCCTGTTACGTTCCTTTCTTAAATCGGGTATATTGCGTGGATTTATTCGAGCGTATAAGTTGTAAAGTGTCAAATCCATTGCTATCTCTACGAATAGAGGGTATCTGTTATCTAACACAGCCCAATAATTTGTGTCTGTTTTTAACACATTTACCATTGCACTCCAATAGGTTGTATTTGTTAACTCTTTGTTTGTTGAATCGGCTATTGCTGTGTAAACATAGCCATCATCATCGGTTACAATGTCGCCTGTTGTGTATGCTGTTGTGTTAACGTATCTGTCAAATTCTTTTACAGAATAAACAACGTTACCAGCTTCTATTATTCGCTCCTTAGTCCGATAGTGCGTAGTCGCACTAAACACAACCATTCCGCCCAATTCAATGTCTACCATGTAACGCTGTACCAATTTAGTACGCATACGGCTAATCGCCTTACTTTCACTATCGTAAAGGTTTTGGGTTACATTCTCCGTAATTTGGTTTAAATCAACCGTTTGAATGATACTTGAATAGTCGGATGTTAACAGAAATCTTGACATACAACAAAAATAAACAACGAATATTGATAGTATTGTTTTTTGTTACAAAAATTGATTACATTTGAATTATGAAAAAAAATGTAAGTGGGATAATATTTTATATTGATACAATATCCATTGACGATAAAATAATTTTATACGTTAGTTGCGTTGTAAATAGTGTTATTTACGCATCGCAACCTATTTATACAAATATTTTAAAATTTGATTCAAGCGTATATGAAATGATTGGCACTATATTTGAAGTAATGAATTAAAAACGGTTTGTTTTTTCTTGAGTGTCGTGTCCTGAAAGTATTGAGCTGAACACTTGACCGCCACGCTGATACTTTTCGTAACTACTTCTAAAAGCTGAACAAATAAAGTAATCAAACAAATCTGTAAAGTGTCCGTTTTTTTGGTAGGATATTTTTGTAGCTGGATTTGTTTCTTTAGTCTTTGCCTTAGTGCCATCTTCGGCTTCCTTTGTGTTGGTGAAATCGTTTATTGTTTCTTTACAATTTTTACCAATAATTATTGTAATATCATCAAAGTTCTTTTCTAAAGCTGTGTTAATAAAATTGCCCCTCATTACAACACTTGGATTGCTTTTAAGCACTCTTAATGATGGGTTGAATACTTCTAGTTCTTGACGTATTAAAGTGAATAGATTATGCCCCTTTTCAATCTTAACATCATCCTTTTGGCTGGTTGCGTCTCCATAAATAAACATACCCGATTCGTGCCCTTTGAATTTTCGCTTTATCTCGTTGCAAACATACTTTATTGTGTTGTTTGGATTAACTCCAGCTACCTCATCAATTTGATGTATTTCTTTATCGTGTATTTGGAATATTCCACATGGTAGGTATGGGTTGACATTCTCATCCCAACTAATATGTAAAGGTTTTAATGGGTCGTAAACAGTACTACCTACGTGTTTATCGCTATCAAAACATTTGTAAAATTCGCCCCCTGTTTTGAGTGATATATCCCAATTACCATTTACAAATACTTCATATTGATATGTAGGTAATAGCTTTAGTGATTCAATATAGTCTTTAGAAATATGCGGATTATCTGTGATTTTACTGGGCACATACGCCCACCCTTTTGGTAGTGTGTTTAGTCTATACCTATCGTAGAAGTCCTCTTTTACCCAATTATTAGCTGGGTTGCACGTTGCTAATATCTTTATAGGGCAACCTATTGAACCCTGCCAACTTCCAGCACGTTCGATACACTTCATCAATGTATCACGCTGTAATTCGTTTATCTCATCAATGCCGAATCCGTTTACCTCCAAACCCCTAAACCTGTTTAGTTCTTTGTCATTGTCGTAGCTTTCGGCAAAGAATATGATTTGTGAGCCATTCACTAAAGTAACAACGTGTGTACTTTGATTGAATGATTTAACATACTGCCCAAGCCCCTCACTCATTAGTTTGTTAAACGTAACTATCAAAGTAGCTGTTAGCGTACTATAAGAAGCACGAATAACAGCCCAACGGCTCTTATCGTACTTGATTGCATACGTAAATATAAGCATTAGCAACCAGTAGCTTTTACCACCCCTAACTGCTCCACCAAACAATGTGATAAGGTTTTCAGATGCTACCTTTGCAGCTTCCTGTTGTTTAGGTGTTGGTCGTAGTATTATCTGCTCCATTTGACCAATCTATAATTACAGGCTTGTTTATTGTTACTTCTTGTTCAGTTTGCTCTTTTAATCCGTTTAAGCGTTGGGTTATGCTAGGGTTGTAAACTCCTGCCATACCTCCTGCTATTTGGTCGTTTCTTACCTCTTTTTTTATACGTGAACAGATAGTTGAATATTCGCTGTACTTATTATCACTATTTGCAAAATAATTGCTTAAATCGCCTATAATGTCTTTATCATATAAATAGCACTCGAAACCCTCTATTGTAAGCGGTTTTTCTTTTTCACGGTAAACAGGTTCAGCATCTTTACCTACCCAATCTTTAACAAGAAAAGGCTTAGCCTTTACGAAATCTTTATATTCACAAAAAAGCTCGTATAATTTTTCAGGCGTTTCTATATATTTATGTTTCCCCATATTTTTTCAGCATCTTTTATAGCTTCTTTTACTCCCAAAATGTACATTTTTACGGTTGTTAAGCTTTTAGGAGGGTGTTTTTTTATACACTCTTTTAAAAGTGTCTTAACTAGCTTATTCATAATAGGCAAATATACAAAAAATTTAACATAATAAAAAATAATTAAAATTTCTTTGCCCTGTTTACGGGCGTTTCGGTAAAAAACTAAAAATAATTTAAAATAAATGTTTTTTGTATTACATTTTGTATTACATTTGTCATATCAAAATCAATCAAACAATTTAAAACCTCGCAAAATGGAAAATTTAAAAAAATATCACAA